TCTGCTCTCCGGGCGCATTAACGAAGTCTTAGGCAATCAAGCGTCTAGTTGAATCAGCTGCACATTGTCCGTTCAAATTCCGAGCGTATTCATGCGGTGATCAATAGTCCTCAAACTCAACCAGCACGTTAGGAGAAAAGTTTGGCTGGTCAGTGTCCGCTGCTCTAGGCTGATTAAAGTCCTGCTCCTCTTGCGGCGGATTCTCGCCATTCTCTAACTGTGTATATTCAGCCTCAACCGTCCAATAATAATGAAGATTACCATCACCTTGGGTTATCTTAAGATTTCCACGCTTTAGATAAAACAGATTAAATCGGCTGTTAGGGTGTCGGCTGCCAATCTTTGGGCAATAGCGATTTTTGTATACCTCATATTCGCTATCTAGTCCGGTAGTAGATTGGAAGATATAAACCCTAGTAGAGTCTTCACCAACCGTTCCGCCTCTTCCAGGTAGCTCTTTGATAAAGTTAATCACAGTATATTTACCTCTACCTGTCCCTTGGCTCGTTGCTCTTGCTCTTTCCTTAGTTTTTCAAGCTCTTTAAGTTGCTTCTCTGCTAGGTCGATTTTCTTCTTATCTCTAGCTTCCATCTTTGCTTGCTGGTTCTGCCGTTGGAGTTGAGCAACGAAACCAATCTGCGCCGATGTTCCTTTTTGCAGTGCCTGTGGTAATGGAGCGAGCCTGTTGTTTTGTTGCTTCAAGGTTGCGATAAGCTCTTTTTGTGCTGCTATCTGTCTATCAATAATTGCGGTTGTTTGTGGTGCTCCAACGTTTGGGAGAGAACCGGAAGTCGAATCTAAAGCATTAGCTTTTCCACCACCCCTGCCGCTCGCTGCTTCAGATATCGCACCAGAAACTTTTAACGCACCCTGTAGAAAATTGCCAACAACTGGAATTTGTTTCAATAATCCACTTTTGATAACAGCCTCACCCGCAGTCAATGTATTTCCAAGCGTAGTATTTAAATCCCTAAACGCTTCGTTTAATACCCTGACAGCAGGAACAAAAGCACCTGATAACTGAGAGGTTAATTTGTCCCAGCTTCTCGATAGCTCGTTATTTAGATCTGTTAGGTTCTCAGCATCACGGATTGATGAACCGCTGATAACTCCGTTGATATCTCGTAATCGTTGCTCGTATTGATCCATGTTTTGAATCAATGGAAGTATTGTCGCACCACTACGACCAAACAACTTAACAGCAACAGCCGCCTTCTCTGTTGGATCTTGGATATTAGATATCGACTTTGCTATCAGCCTGAATCGCTCGCCAACATCTAACCCCTCCAGGTCATTAAGCGTAATGCCTAGCCGATTGAATAAATCAGTAGATGTAGCCGTACCACGCTGCAAATCGAGGTACTGCGTAGACATTGACTTTATTGCTGTTTCGAGATTTGCCGCACTTCCGCCCGACTGCTCAAATGCAAATGAAAGCGTCTGAAAATCATCGGTTGTTAATTGTGTTCTAGCTGCTGCCTTTCCTATCGAGTCGCCGACTTGAGCAAAGTCCTGAACTAGCTTATTTACGCCTAGCCCGATACCAGCAATTACACCAGTTACAATTAAACCCTTTGCCGCAAAACTCGTTAGCTTTGCTTGGAATGATTCAGTACCCCTGGCGGCGTTGCGAGTAGTATCTGAGAAACGCCTGGTAGACTTCCCAGCGTTCTTCATGTTCGTTTCGTATTTCTGAGTTCTAGCCCTCAGATTTACGTCAAGATTTGCTATGGTTGCCATCCGAACTTTCTCGCTATTTCTTCCGCTGTCATTTCTCGTTTAGTCGATAACACCAAATAGTCCTCGAGCTTTCCGCCTGCTATGGCCTGAGCTACGATTGCCATCTGATGTATCAATGCGTCATTTCCTACCGGCTCAATTGCTGAAAGTTCTACTAGCTCGCTGTACTCTTCCGCTGTGATAGATGCCAGCCACTCGGAGCGAGTTTTGCCGCACTCTATCGCACGGCGCCACTGCCATCGCAAACCGGCATCGTATGTTAGTTTTTTCCACTACCCTCGTTGAATCCGTTAATATCGCAAGCGGCTTCAAAGATAGGCTCAACCACGTTGGAAGGCAGATCGCCAATCGTTTTGACAGCATCCAGAAAGTTACTAGACGCCTCTTTTTTATCACCGCTGCTGAATTCCTTTTTCCCTGTTTCGTCACATAGACAAAATGCTGTGAGGAATCCACGCAAACCAACCCCGCCACCATCACCACGAAATGAAGCATACTGTAAATCGAATCTATCCTTTTCTAGTGCTGATAAAACCGATACATAAAACGTTTGCCCGTCAACTGAGACAGGCTTAGGAGTAAATTTAGCTTTAAGAGATAAAAGGCTCATACCGTTGTAAATGCTCCATCAGCTTTGGATAGTAAAGTAATCGACCTGGTTAGCTCGCCCTTTGGTTCAATTGATACCTCACCAAGAGCTTTGACTACTACGGCCTGAGTATATGTGTTATTTGCAACCCAGGGAAAAGTTACCACAAGGTTTACATTAGTGTTTACACCTACAAGAGCCTCGATAGATGTCTGTAGTGTCACGCTTCTATCGTATGATAACACAATATCAAATTCGACAGCCGATTGGATTGGAACTAATCGCAAATCTTCATGCGAATCGCCTAGCCCTGTGAAGTCTTCGGTATCGTAACTTTTCTCAGGAATGCTCATCGTCTTGACTTGACCTAGAGCATCACCATCAAGAGTAGCCGTTACGCCGTTTCCAAAATATTCGCTCATCTTCCATCTACTCCGATTTCTATAGTTAAAGCTGATACATGCAAGTTCTTAGAATCGCCAAAGTCCTGCCGTGTTTCGTATGTATCGTCGCGTGAGGTTACTTCCATATACGCGACGTTCTGATCTCCTACAGCCCCTGAATGAGCGTGTAAGGCCGTCTTAATCTTTGCTGCTAAATCCTTTGCTGTACTCAATGATGTACTCGTCGCTTCACAGTCATAGAACGCTGTGATTAAACCAGATGCCGCACCTAGATTAAGATCTTGATTCTCATCGTCTAACTGGAGCCAGATATAAGGCTTTGTTTTATTGTCTGGAACTGAGTTTACGTGTACGTTCGTAGTCACCAGTGATACTGGTAAATCAGCGAGTAAAAAGGTTCTGAGGTTAGCGTCTAAATCAGCCATTTTTAGCAAGCCCTATTAAACCACTGGCTATGCCTGCTCGGTATATTCTTAACGCCTGTTCTCGCTTCTTATTGGCAGCATTCTTCATATATCCAAATGGTTTAATTCTCCCACGATTAGCACCGCTTTTATTAGACCTGGGCTTTGTTCCATATTCTAAGAAAGCACCATAGAACGCTTTACCTGAGTTCTCATTGCCTGATTTAGCTTTGCCAGTTCCACTCGTCACACGTGCGCCGATGTATGTTCTCGACCTAGCGATTGACTTGATCTTGATATTCTTTTTAAGAAATCCAGTCTTGCTTGGTGCGGTTCCTCTTGCCTGTTGCAAAACTGGCTTCAATGCTGGCCGCAATGCTTTACGCACAACCGCCTTAGCTTCTTTACCGGATAGCATGGCAAGACGCTTGTTGAGTTCATTATCGCCTGTGAGGACTAGCATTTGCTTTTTAGCCATTATGCAAATACCTTTGTAGTTCGGCCAATAATATACCTAACGCTGTGGATTGTACATGCTCCGTTCGACCGCACATAAACAGTTGCGCCGTTAGCCTCCCATGTGTTTAAAGTGTATACCAACGTAGTGCCAACCACGCTGCGCTCAACGCCTGATCCTTTTGGGAACCCTGTAATCCTTCGATATAGCTCGCCAACAGATCCGCCAATATCAAACCATGTTTCAACGTATGTAGCCGATCCGCTTGATGGTGTGATTTTGTACTCGACCGTGATGAGTCGAGACTCTCCCTCAATGCCTGTGATCTTATCGTTAGCGTACAACGTCACACCGTCTGGCTCGTAAGTCTGGACGCCACCAGAGCCGTTATTCGGTAAGATAGTGTCAGTGTTCGCATTCAAGCTAAAAGGTGACAACACTGTGTATTGAGTGTCTGCGTAATCAGCCCAGCCAAGGTCATCTCTGTGGTATTGCGAATCAATCAGAGCGTCAAAATTCGCCTCGGTAGGTACGTCGCCTGTGTCGAAATGGCCTTTTAATACTGTTCGTGTTTCTGCTGCCATTTTCTAACCCACTACAAAAGTTGAACCAACGATCATCGTTCCAATGCCACCAGACGCAAACGTTTCGCCATCGACAACTTCAGAACATAAAAGCTCAATAACTCGATTGCGCTCATCTACATTTCTAATACTGCCTATTTCTAATACCTTCGATTTATAAGCCACTGTCCATTTATGACCATGCAAAACGTCTTCATCGTATCGGATTAAAATCTTCCAACTTGCTTCGGCATATACTTGAGCCGCTGCTGTTAACTCTCTACCGCTCAACTGGCGAACATTGGCTCGCTTAGTTGATACCGTAACAGAGTCTCCAGTCCTTTGGCCGTAACTATCAACCGATATACTAGGCGACTTAAAAACGATCTGTTGATGAAAGCTAGGCATAACACTGAAACTCGTCGCCGATCCGAAGCTGATTAATTAGCGAATCTAAGGCAACTTGAATTCTATCCGCTCCTTTATCTCTCAACTCTTCACGATCATAGTTTAGCTCTACATGCAACTTACATGCAGCCTTTACCCTCACATCGATATCGTCAACATCGCCTTTACCGCAAACGTAAGTAATTACAATACGATCTCTAACCCCTCTGTGATCTGGCCAATTCTCGTTATAAGCAAGTTGCAAATAACTAGGCTCACCAGCTACAAGGTTATACTCTGCTGAATCCCACACCTGGTTCGTACCGTTTAGATCTACATAAGCTACGTTGCTAATTGAAGCTACCGGAGCACCAGGTAAATAGATTCGATCTGTTCTGTAATCAAAATGAGAAAAAGAGAGCGTCCTCGTTTGAGTAAAGAACGCTCTATTTGTCATCTGCTCAATCGACTTGCGAGCCTCGGACAACTTGTCCCCAAGCTCCGTATCGTCCAAAGAACTATCAACCCGTAAATGAGCTTTTAACTCAGTTAGGGTAACTGGTTCGCTGGTAGGCTCGGAAGTGATTGAAACTTCATACATTAAACTCGGCAAACTCCACCGTTAGCGTATTCGGTATCCGTCAACGTTGGGGCATGGTTTTTGGTCAAGATAGCTGTGGCGGAAATAAAACCACCAGCCGTACCATTACCAAAAGTAGCCGTAATATCAAAGTATCGTTTACGACCAAGTAGATTGACTTGGAAGACGCAAACCTGATTGTCATCGGTTGCACTAGGCAGAGCCAAAGTACCACCTTTAGTATCAGTTCCGCCGTCAAAGTCAGCACCACTCAAAGCAGCATGACCGGAGCCCGCTGAATCTGACTGGGTCAACTTTAACGCGGTCAAAGCGATATCGGTTGCACCTAGTTGCACAACTACCGTCAGATAGTCGGCGCCCAGAGTATCGATCTCAACCGTAGTGGCTGAGGCGTCGTCGATAATTGCGGCTGGCGGAATGCAAGCCTTAAATTTTGCATGTTGTAGTTCGTTCATTTTATCATCCTTAGCTTGCTGGTGTGTTAACTGCGATTAGTGCGCCCGCTGCTGATGCCGTACCAGCAGAATGGATATTGATGTCAAATCGCTCAGTACCTTTGATTGCGATCTGGTCCTCGTCCCAGTAACGTTGGTCAGTAACGCTCATGGTCATTCCACGACGATCACCAAACAAAGCAGCCATCGACAAGTCGCCAAAGTAGCAAAGAGTCGTGCTCGCGGTGTCTGCTAACGTCGTTGGAAGCACTTGCGTCCAGACGACTGGATAGCCAAGGAACTGCAAACCGTTGCCGGATTCAAGCTCACGCGAAGTATTACCACCAGCAGCATTCTTAAGGTTATCCATCGAGGCATAGTAACCAGCCTTTGAGATAAACCACGCAGGCATGAAGTTCTCATAATGTGGAGTCTTGCCAACAACCGATTCAAAATCAGTTAGGGTAAGATCCGAGAATGCAAGATTACCAGCGGCGGCGGTCATGGTGTATTTTGAGCCTGCGCCCAACACATTCAGAGCACCCGTAACACCGTTATAGGTACTTGAACCATCACCGTTAAATCCTGCGTTGTCCTCAGCGTAACTGAACGCTAAAGCCATCTCGCGAGCAACTTCATCAGCCAAAGTAATCATGGCGTCTTCGTTCACTTCGTCGCTCATCTTTAACCATGCTTTCCACTTACGAGCGATAAGCTCGATTGGATTGTAGGTTGGAGAAGTTGCGGTGCCTGAGTTCGAACCAGCGTTAGCCGGTGAGGTTTCGCCAATCGCGTATGCAGTTAGTCCACCTGTGCGAACTGGGATTACCTTACGATCAGACGACATAGGAACTGATTTGGCGAATCGACGGAAAACACCGTAAGACTCAACCAATCGAATAATGGCCAATTCCATCTCGGTTGGAACAAAGATTCCGCCCTTTTGGTCTTCACCTTCATAAAGTGCGGTATTCTGAACGCTGTGATCGCTCAGCCACTTCTTTGATCCAGAGTGATTAAACAACCCTGCCGCAATGGTACGACCTGAGATGTACGCAGCCTCTAGCGATTCGCCATCGGTGCCGAATGCTTTTAGAGAATGACGAGGTTTAGCAGTCGCTGGAATTTTAATTCCGTTTGAAACTGGCTCAACGCTCTGAGATTGGCCGCCTTGATTCTGATTGTTCAACAGCCCAGAAATACGGCTATTAAGTTGCTCAGCTTTTGCGGTTGCTTCGGCTGCCTTTAGGTCAGATTGCAATTTCTCTAGTTCAGATACTTTTGCTTCAACGTCTGTGACCTGTTCATCGGTTGGTGACTCGACCTCGCCGAACGCTTTCAACTCTTTTTCCAGGTCGCCGATAGACGCCTGAATCGCTTTAATGTCCATTTTGTAGCCTCTTTTGGTTTAGTTGAGGCCATAAAAAAACGGATAGTGGCTCTCAACAATTGATTTAACAATTGCCAAAAACTACTACCCGTTGAGGTTTCGTCTTTAGTATTTCCTTCTTTATATCATATTTCGATGATATGTCAATTTAATTAATGCCTGACAATGCCAGCTTAGACTTGATCTTTGCTGCATTAACCTTGCCTCGATTCTTAGCAGTTGCCGCAAATCGATATACGTTGTCTGATAACATTTCCTTCGGCGGAGTCTTGAAGTTAAATACCCTGTTGTTGAGTTGAGTATCTGTCTCGACTTCCGAAACTGACACACGATCTGCAAACTTATTCTCTACAGCTTCCGTTGCTGTGTACCATACCTCCTGATTGAAGATATCGGTTATCTCTTCCGCTGTCTTGCCAGTCCTTTGCTGGTAGCTTACAGACATTGCCTCAGCGTGTTTATCCAATAACTCGGCTGTCTCCATCATCACCGTTGAGTTTCCATACGCCATAGTTAGCGGCGCGTGTACCATCATCAAAGCATTGTCAGCCATAACGATCTCATCTGCAGCCATTGGGAAATAACTAGCAGCACTCGCAGCCAGAGCATCCACGTAGACTGTCACTTTGCCTTTATAGTTTCTGATTTGATTGTAAATCGATAGAGCCGTGTGAACATCTCCACCAGGACTGTTTACCCTAATAGCGACGTCTTGACCTTGAAATGAATCTAGGCCCTTTTTAAAGTCCACATCAGTTACACCGCCAAACCAGTCGGCGCCAACTACGTCATAAAACCAAATAGTTGATTCTGCTTTGTCTATTTCAAACATTCTTAAACCCCTCGCAAACTCCTAGAATAGCGTCCTTCCATTCCTCCGTTGGTATGGTTTCAGCTTGTTTTGTGATCTCGTCTCGCACCTCGTTAATCCATGCCTCTGGTTGAAATGAAACACCAGCACTATTGGCCCTATCTATCAACTTCTCATCAAAAGCTATTCCAGAAAACTTAGCGAACCAATTAGAGAATTTACCGGCTGTTTTTCGTTTACATTCTTTCTCAATAACCGCGAGCGAATCAGCCTTCCATGATTGTACTTGTTCACTGATAACGGCTTTGAGCATTGCCATAGCTTCTGTTGGTTCTTCCGCTGGGTCCATGTCGTCATTTTCAACAGGTACATAGTTAGCATTAGGCTGGAAGAACTTTCCACCCTCTCCATCTGGTCTTGGGTTTCGGTTAGTTGCTGCGCGGTATTCATCTGGACAAGTAGCACCGTTGGCGCTTTCGATAGCGTATATCTCTGCCTGAGTCTTTCGATCCATCGCCAATAACGCACTAGCATCATGCTCGAAATAGTGGCTATCGTTGTTCTGTTGCGACTTAGTCAATAGCTTCAAATCACATTCCTGCGAGATGTCACATAACCTACTCGATAACGTCTGGTCGTAATAATTGCGGTTGTCTTCAGTCCTCGAACCATAACCGCCGCTGTCTGGAATGCCTAGCTTAGATGGCGGCATGTTAAACCAGTTCGCAACCTCCCTAGCCTGGTGCGTTCGCGTTTCATTCATTTGCGACTTCTCAGCGTCAATCTGGATCGAATGGAACTTTGCACCATCCCGAAGGATAACAGTTTGAAACGCTTGCCCTGCGTACTTCTTTTGGAAGCCTTGCTCTAGGTTGTCTTTTGCTTTCTTCTCGAATGAAGCTGGGATTTCTAAGATACCACCAGCATTACAATCGCCACCAAAGAACTTAGCGGCATGGTTCACCGCTGCCAGTCCAACTGAAATGGATGTTCTAGCATTCTTCAATAAGCTAGGTTCTACAACTCCAGGAACCTGGTTGCCTTGATAGTGCAAAATCTCTTTTGGCTTAAATGCAAATACTTCAGCATCAGTACCAGATCCGATCTCTGAATAATAGAGACCGTCTTTAAACTGGGTACGATCTGGCCTGAGAATGTACATTCCTAATATTCGCTGATTCGTTGGATTCCGCTTAATCCAAGCATAGGCGTTATTCCACAGTAACTGTTGATAGACGAAGTTAGACCAAAACCTAAACGCTGTCTGTTGCTCATTCGCTCGACGTTTAACGATTGAATACGCCTGATGCTTTCTGTCAACGTCCCTAGCCTTTGGGCCTAGCTTCGGTTGTCTGGTGTAAACGTTTAGTTTCATCTTGGCAATGTCGCCCGATATCATCGCTAGAGCTTGACTCACCGGGGCATAGCTCACGACGTCATTAACACCGACGGAAATACCCGCCTCAGTTTTTTTCGATAATGCGTAGTCGTGGAATACCTCTTGAATCGTCTTAGCCTGGATTCCAAAGACCTGTTTAATGATGCTCACTTATCGCCCCTATTCATTCCGTTTACGGTGCCTACCATCAGGGCGACTCCAGTTAATATTAAACACATCGCAGGACTAACCAGCCACATACCAACTATCGACAGCACACCGCCTACACAAAATAGAGTTGTTTGAATTGTGCTAATCAACCTGATATCCAGTTCTCTGATTCTTCATAGAATTGTCCAGCTTTGTAATCTTCGCCATGATACGCGCGGTGCAATGCCATAATACCCGCAACTATACCATCTATCTTTTTCACATCATCACGCTTTGGTTTACATGGTATCTTACCATTTTTTTCGTTAGTTTTCACCTGAACATGTCCAGCCTGCCAATTTAAGACTGGATGGTTATTGTGTTTCAATCGCTTCTCTACCAGCATCGCTTCATAGTTTTCCGTTGGTCCTGCGTACATCGAAACAGACTGCTTAAACTCGGCACAATCCCAACGTAACTCATCCTCGCAGAATTCATCAATCAAATCATAAGCGTATGTCTTATCATAGGATAAATCGATAACATTGAAGTTATCATCGATCCATTTCATCTTCTCTTTAATGTAGCTCAGTTTGACTGTTTCGCCTGGCACCAATTCTAGATGACCTGACTCAGCCCAGTCTAAGAATTCGACCTTATCTTTATTTTCTCTAGCGTATTTCTCAGGTAACCAAAACAATGGGAACTGGTAGAAAATTGGCTCGTAATCATTCGACTTGAATATCATAGATATCGCTGTCATATCCCTAGTCTTTGACAAGTCCAGCCCTAGCCAAACTGAATCGCCAGCAAAATCCATTACGTCATACTGATCAGCGTTCGCTTTCCAATCGTCCATTCTCAGCCAGGGATTTTCGGACTGTTGCCAGATATTCAAACGGTACATTTTGAAGTCAGCAAATAGGCTTGGCGATTGCTTTGATTCCTCGAAGTCAGACAGGAACTCTTCACGGTTAGCCGTATGGCCCCACGCTGGATTCGCTAACTTCCCGAACTTGATAGGATCCGCTTTGATATCCTCGTCGGTTGAATCTTGTGGAGCCTCGTAAATCCTCCCAAAGAGATTAGTGTTTTTGATCTCACCAGCAATAACTTTTCTAACATAGTCTTGCCGCTCTTTACCGTATCCGTCTGGGTTGTTTCCTGCTGTCGAAAAGTCAAATCGCAAAGGCTCAGCTCTTGATATCCCAGCTCGAGAGATAATCTTAATGAACTCTCTATCAACTACGTGCGTTTCGTCGATTGCAATATTGCCGTTGATACCCTCTTTTGATTTTTTCGATCTTGAATCACTCGATGATAATGGCTTGTAAAATGATCGACTTGGCAAATGACGAATCATCTTTTCGTTTTGGTTTATCTTGCATTCTTTCGATAACTCCGGTGATTGCTCAACCATTGCTATTGCGTGTTCCGCAGCTATCCTGGCCTGTGTTCCGTCCTTTGCACCGCCGAACGTCTTGCCGCCTTGCTCACCATCACCACACGTTAAATAAACGCTCCAGCTTGCAATCGTTGGAGTGTTGTGCGTTGGTAGCATTGTTTTACCGAAAAGGAATTGCTTATCTTCTGAATCAATAGCAATGCACTGAACTGGAACAGATGGAACTTTCACCACGCTAACAATTTGAACAGTCTTTGATCTATTCCATTTTCTTTCATGGCTCACTGGCTGATGTGCAATCTTTCTTTCAAACCTAAACGCTGGTATATCATCCGAGAAACAAACAAACTGGAAACGCCAATACTGTTTGTCCTCATAAAAATTGACACTGAATTTTATCCCAAGCGAAGACAATAACTCAGAAAAACCATCCATTATCCGACTATTCGACGTTGCAAAGATTAGCATCTTTCGACACTTTCCAGCGTGGCCGTCTGTATCCATCAAACCTTGAAGTAATGCAATGCGTTGCTGAACACTTGCGCGAAGATATTTCTTTGGAATATGTTTGTCATGCAAAACGCCCATGTTCCTCAGACGTGTTCTGATGTCGCCAAATTTTTCACCAATACCAGCACGCTTTGTTGTTTCTGCCTTTTGTGGCTTTGACTGACGAACACCAACATGCTCAAGAACCTTTCTGACTTCTTTTTCATCTGACGTTGCAAAAGTTATCCTTGCTCCGTCTGAGTCTCCATCACCAAGCCAGAAGCCAAAAGCATAAGGATCGATTTCAAGTTCAGCATCTGGCATTTCAATTGGTTTTGGCATTTGCAAAGAATGAGATTTTGCACCGTCTTTCCTTTTCTGCGTTTTAAATATTTCCTCAGTGGTTCTCATCCTAAATGGTCTTGTCCTAATTCGAGAACCTATCGATCCTTTACTTACCTCATCAAGTAGACTCGATGTCACCCACAAGTGACCAGCATCACAGACAACGCTTTCACCATTTGAGAAGTTCACCCGATAACAATCTCGATCAAGATAAGTCTCAGTCTTATCAATAACCTTGCATTGCTTGCCATTCACATCAAACAACATGTCGCCAATCGAGATATCTTTTACCGTTGTCCAGCCTTCTGGCGTTGGTATTGGTGTTTCAAGTGCCAATGCTTTTTTTTGCTTCTTTGGTATCCACACCGACGACTGATTGAAACGTCTAATATCACGTTCTCTGACTTCTGAATATCGAACCCAACCAAATACAGACATTGTGCAATCGTACTGCCAATCAATCTGATCTGGTTTCGTCTCGATCCAGTCCAGGTAATCCAAGCACCGTTGAACTGACTTCTCCTTACCGCCAGAATCCCATTCAGTCAGAATAGGCTTATCGAGTTCTGGATTGCCGCAACGCATTAACACCGGCTCGCCTGCGTTCTCACCCTCGTACAATCGACAATATCTTTCAATCCACCAGACAGTCCACGCGCCACGCTCAACATCAAACGTACAACCCTCTTCGATTGCTAGTTCGTCGCTTGCGTTTCGCACCCATCTGGTAGTTATCTCGTTCATCGTTGGCGTACTGCTACTCCACTGGATTGAGTTGATTTAGTATCCAAGTCAGCCCTGCAACTAGGAAACATACCGAACCTAGTTTTATATTGAATCAATTCTCTAACCCAGTCGGCACGCTGGATAGCCATTGGGTTGCGAGTCCTATTACCCTTGTCGTTGGTTAATACCCATCCTTCTTCGTTACAAATATCATCAGCGTACTTAACTTTCTCATGCAATAGACACAATTGGCCGAAGCTCTCCATGTCAGTAACTTGTAGAACTCCCGCCTTTTTCAATTCTCCATAGTGGATATTCCAAATCCTCAACCCTTCTTCTCCGAGGTATTCAGGCGGAGTCGCTTCATCCACTGTTGTGAACTGAACGATATCCGCACCATGCCTAGACGGTCGGTAAGTTCCGTTCTGTTTCAATATCTCTATTGGTTTTTGCTTTGGTCCTCTTGAACCCATAGTCTTAACCTATAGCTTTCTGTCTATTCATAGTTTCAAACTGAAAAACTTACGCAAAAAATGTGCGCGCCAGATCGGAAGAGCACACGTCTGAACTCCAGTCACACAGTGACCTCGTATGCCGTCTTCTGCTTGAAAAAAAAAAACTAGCAGCCAATCAAACACTGAGACATGGCAAGATATATAGAAACAGCC